CAAGAAGTACATGGCAAGAATCAAGAAAGCTATAATAATGTATAGTAAACTAAAGGGGTGATAAGATATGCGAACAGTCAAATGACCAAATAATACGTATGTCATAATTTTACGTTACTACTTGTTATTTCAGGGAGTTGTCGAAGTATTTGTATGAGGGCTATGTGCCAAGTGCTATAGTTAGCAAATATGCTGGTTCATATGGTTGTGCATCGTTTAAAAAGTATTCAGGTATGCACGATTACAGCGTTAATGGTAGAAGTTACATTAGAAAGACTGCAAACTTGCCAGTTTTAATAGGTGAGTACATAGTTAAGAACACTTATGCAGAATATCCAGAGATAGCAAATAAAAAAGCACAAAAAGAAATGGATGAAATGTTTGCTGACAATGATTTCGCACGTAAAGAAAAAGAGTTGTTTGAAACGCAAATACATCTAGGTGGTAGATATATCTCGTTTTACAGAGATAAAGGTAAATTCAAATTGAAGTTTATCACAGCAGATAGGGGATTCATCACAGAGAAGAAAGACGGTAAACCTAATGGGGCTGTATTCATATCTCGTACTATTAGGATGGAGAAAGCTGGTATAGGTAACAAATTAGCCAAATTCTATTACACGTTGTTAGAATGGCATTATGAAGAAGATGACAAGCGAATAGTAAAGAATGATTTATATAGGTCTAATACAGAATCTAACTTAGGTAAGAAAAAAAATGATTACATAACTGCTGTATATGGTGATTTAATATCAACCGAAGAAGATGTATATAACATATCAATACCGACATTTGTATATATTAAGAATCCTATTAAGAACAATAAAGACTTAATGAGTATTGAGGGTATAGGAGCGTTTATTAATCCTATTGATTCTATTATGGTAGTAGACGAGACTTTCCATGTAATGTCAAAAGAGATAGTGTTAAGTCAATTCCAAATGTTATTCCCAGAGGGTGCTACCGAAGAGGTTACTGACTGGAATAGCAATAAGACTGTTAGAACAGTTGACATGTATCAAGAGGGTATCTTAGTATATAATACTGATGATGTAGGCTCATATGAACCTAAAGCAGTTGCACCACAATTAAGGATTCAAGATCAAGTGTTAGCATTTAACACAGTGATTGACTTAGTTGCAATATCAGTAGGAATACAAGCAGGTTCATTGCGTTTCGATGGTAAATCATTTGGTACAGCAACGGAAGCTAAGATACAAAAAGGTGACACGGCTAATACTATTAAATTGTATGAAGCAAATAATGGTGATGGTATCACAGATGTAATTATGATGTGGCAAGAAGTATCTAATAGCGAGAGTGCATTACCTAATGTGCCTAAATTCACTAGGGAAGATGTAACAATCATATGGAAAGATAATGTAGCCGAAGATGATGAAACAATGCGAGAGAACGATAGGAAAGTTATAGAAGCTAATTTAGCACCTAGAATATTCTATTGGACTCAAAGGGGATTCAGTCCTGAAGATGCTACTTTGATTATTGAAGCAGCAGATGCCGATAAGAAGAAACAACAAGAAGAGTTTGGTTTCTCTATTACGGAAAAAGAAGTAGACAGTAATAATCCAGATGGTAACGAAGAAGAAATCGATGAAACAGACGATGATAATACGGAAATTGAATAATGGCAAGTGCCAAACAAAAGAAAGCCATCATAGATAAACTGAATGATGCGTTTATAGAACGAGGTATTAAAAATAATACGATAGCATATAAACGCTTCTTCGATAGAGCTATTACTGAATCACTTAAAGCATCGCAAGGCGAAGTAGTTGGTAGTAGAGCGATAATAAAAGCATTGAATGGTATAACAGTTAATAAGAGTGCATATTTAAGACAAACATATAATATGGCTGTATTAAGTGGTATAACAAACATAGTAGAGAATCAAGGTATTAGTGCATTAGATAGAAAGACACTAGCACCATTGATTACACTATTAAATAAATATCCAGTTAGTAAGCCTGAAACGTTGGCAGCTAAAGTAGATACTATAACAGTTGCGATACTAGGTGGTAAAGTTGCATCATTGAATTCTGTTGAAAAAGCAGTAGCACCAATGGTTAGAAAATACTATAATAACAACTTACCATTTATCAGAGAACAATTAAAGATTAACAAGGTTAATATAATCAAAGTTAATAAGCAGATTAAGAGTAATATAAGTAGAACGATTGCTAAGGAATTAAGAAGTCAAATTAATCAACGTATTACAGTAGTCACTGATCCTAAGTTTAAGGATATAAAACGCCCTAAGACATTCGTAGAGATACGCAAGGATATGAGAGCCAAGTTTGGGGAACAAGTTGATTACAGAGTACGTAGGCTAGTTGATACGGAATTGCACGATTTAGCAGAGAATACAAAGTTTGCACAACATACAATAATGGGATATACACATAAGAAATGGAACTCACAGGGCGATAGTAAAGTACGTAATGACAAGAAAGGTAAAACACAAGCCAGTCACGTTGTTATGAACGGTAAGAAGCCGATACCTGTAAAAAATAAGTTCAAGATGTTTGGTGGTGGTAGTGGTATGTACCCAAGTGACCCACAACTAAAACCAAAGGATAGAATTAACTGTAGGTGCTTTCTGACTTACACAAGACGCACATAGTTGCCTATGACTTGCATAGGGATAATGAGTTGCTAGGTCTCATACAAAACTAGGTAAGATGGCTCACATCTTAAAAATAGAGGAGTAATATGAAAAAAGAATTATTGCAAAAGCTAATAGATGATAACACTATTGATGGTGTTGTTGACTATGATGCTGTATTCAAAGCAGTTGACAAATCAATCAATGATACCGTTAAGTCGAATAAAGTTAATGTTGACGAAATCAAAGCAAATGCAATGAAAGAAGCAACTAAGAAAGTTATGGAATCATTGAAAATCGAAGCTGATGGTGATGACACTAACATAGACGATATTGGTAAAAAGGTACAAGATAAGTTAGATTCTTTGACAACTGGATTAAAAGAGATTAACGATAAGTACGAACAATCTTCACAAAAGAATATTGATTTAGAATTAACTAACAAAGTATCGAAGTATGCACAGAAAAATCACCAGTTTGCTAAATTGAAATATCAAGAGTATAAGACACCAGAAAATACTGATGAAGATGTTTATAAATTGATTGATGAAGAATATCCTGAATGGGATGCGAATTACAAAAGCACCAAAGGTAACGCACTTTTAGACGATAACAAGTTTGAGACTACTGATGTAGACAAGATGTTTGAGGCTTTAGGTGTCGTTAAAATAACTTAAAAGGAGAATTAAACTATGGCAACACTAAATTATTCAAGTGTTTATGAACAAACGTTAGCTCAAAAGTTCAGTGCAGAATTAAAGTTTACAGCGTTATATACACCGAGTATTACAGCAACAAATCAATTTAGATTCACAGGCGGTAAGACGTTTGAAATTCCAGTATTAACAGTTACAGGTTATGTGGATGCAGATAGAGATAACACTGCATTATTCACTAGAAATCACGATAACACTTGGGAAAGTCACACAATGGATCACGATAGAGAGTGGGACACATTGATTGACCCTAAAGATGTTGACGAAACAAATATGGTAGTAAGTATTGGTAATGCTACAAGCGTGTTTAATAAACAAGAGAAAATTCCAGAAATGGATAAGTATATGGCATCTAAGTTATATGCTGATTTATTAGCATTAGGAACTATCAATGAAACAGTACCAGCAGATTCAACAGCTTGGTTAGCGTTATTCGATGCATTTATGGAATCAATGGATGATTTAGAAGTACCTGAAGATGGAAGAATTATGTATTGTAGACCGTTCGTTTATACATTCTTGAAAAATGCACAGGGTGTAGTAAGACAAATAGGTACGACTCAATCAATTACAGAAACTAATAGAATGTTATCAAGACTTGATGATGTTGAAATCGTAAGAGTACCAACAGCAAGAATGAAAACGTCTTATGACTTTACAATCGGAGCAGTACCAGCAGTAGGAGCAGTAAATATCAATATGATATTAGTACATCCAGAATCAATCGTTGCACCAATTAAAGTAGATGAAGCAACAATGGATTCACCTAGTGCAGTAACTAAAGGTAAATTCTTATGGTATGAAACGCAATATTGGACTGCGTTCTTATTGGAACAAAGAGTACCTGGATTATTGATTAATGCAGAAGTAATAGTATAGGAAGGGTGGAAATATGGCTAAATATTTAATGGGTAAAAGTAACAGAAGATTAGAAACAGAATCGGAATTAGAAAAGGGTAAATTGTTGGCTAAAGGTTACAGTGTTATTAATACCAAAGGTGAAGTGTTAGAATTGGCAACTGGTGGGATTACATATTCAGCAGCTCAATATAATAAAGTACACCTTGAAAATATCGAACTTAAAAAGAAACTGGCACGTAGAAGAACACCAAAAGTACCAACGGAATAAAATAAATTTAGCCCTACATAGCGTGGGGCTTCTTTAAAAGAGGTGATTATATGTATTACTGTAATGGAAGATATTTAACAGCACAACCGTTAGCTGATGGAAGTTACTTCTTACCATACGATGATGATTTTATGTACTACGATGAAACTAAACGCCAGTACATACTAAAAGATGCAGCTATCAAGGCTTCTACTGGTGAGAATATCGATACATTATACGAAGACCAAAATAGTACACAGCGTAAAGCCGAGTTTATCAGACAAAGTAACAACGTATATCGTGCGTTAAAACGTAGCCCTTACAATATGAACAATACAGATATAGTGTTATTCAAGATAGGTAGATTTGAACAAGGGAGAACAGGTATATATAATGCCCTAGTAGCGCAACAAGAATGGGTTATAAACTTTGACAAAGATTTACTAGAACAAGGTATAAGCGAGAATGCTAAAGATGATTTACGTAATGCTCAATTATGGCATAAAGGTAGTTATGGTTATGTGCCTGATCCTGACCAGAAAGATGTTGGTTATTAATGAGACGAGTAAACAAAGGCTATTATAATAAGGCTTATATACTTGATTACGATAAGGCTAATGATGTGTTAGAAACTACACCTAGACTATTTAGATATAAGAATATACGTAAAGGTGATGTAGTAGGTAGTCAGTTGTTAGCAGGTTGGTTAATGTCAGATGGTAGTAAGATGATTTCAACAGATAGTCAAATGATAATTGAGCGAGGCGAACATCTACGTGGAGATAAATATTTAGAATCTACTTTGAGAATACCAGAGTTAGTCACACAAATTAATCCAGACTTAGAAAAAGGAACATACGACCCTATATTTGGGTTACCATTTACTGGCACTGCAGAAGATGTAAGAAGCGTTGGTTATATTGATGTATTAAGTGGTAAAGATTATAAATTTTATCTAGTAGGTACAGACCCACAAGAAAACGAGTATAACTATATAGGTTCATTCGGTAGTATAGAATCTGATACTGGTGGTGACTTACCGCAATTCAATACTGGTAATATTACATCAAAAGGTACATTCGGTTCTACTACAAGTACGACAGAGGGAGATTTGCCAAGTACAGGTAATGTATATGGCGATCAATATGTATGTAATCTAAATAATTATGAATCAATAGAAGCTAGTAACATATTTGATAAAGGTGATACTGCAACTTATAATGATATTGGTTGGTTAAAGAACGAAACTATAGTAGAAGTTAATGATGGTTATTCATGTGTTACTAATGATTACTTTTCTGTAGTAGCAGATGAGACATATCAAGCTAATGAAGTTGCTAGATTAAACACTTCATTTGTATGGGTAATCATATCTGATACCAACGCAATAAATGTATTACAGTTTGATGAAAACGATTCAACTACTACAACTGTAGATTTAGTAGAATATAATCAAACGCTTACCTTAGAAGTCGATACAGTTAAAGTGAAGATATGGGCGAGAAATATATTTGTTGATTCAAGTGACAATATAGTAACTACATATAGAATTTCACAACTAGAGATAGATTATGATTCTATATCAGAAGTTATGGAGTATGAAGTTATGGAAGATCCAGACCAATTAGTAGGTGCCATACGTAAAAGAAAGAATCGTGATATTACGATTATGAAACTATCGTGAACGAATTAATGTTAGGTGCTAAACTTTTAGAAATAGCACAACTGACAGCTCCTTTCGATACAGGTAATACACTAAGGTCTATTATCATTGAAAGACAGCCTAATGGGTGGTTATTGACTTCTCGCGGTGTTGTATCTCCATATAATATATATTTAGAACGTGGTACTAAGCGAAGTGATAAACATGAGGGTTGGTGGTCTACTGGTGTAGCTGGTAATACTGCTAGATACATAGAGGGTTATTATAACAACAACTTTAAGAGTGATACGATAAATTATAAAGAATTAGTAGAAAAGAGTAAAGATTTCCCAGCACAAAATGAGAGATTTTTACAAGGATTAAGGAAGTGATACTATGGCAGATTTAACAGATTTAGATGCTCTACAAACATATTTTAATGAGTTATTAAATAAGAACCCATACGGTAAATTTTTTAACATGGGGCAATTCATAAAACAATCAGGGACAGAGTTTAGATTAGACTTCGTTCCTAATTCGGTAGTAAGTTATAAAGTTAATTATGTTCCTTGTATGCTTAACGGTGTAGATGCACCTAAGAATATACCAGACTTAGATTTATACGAATGGGTGTTTACGTTAAGAATTGCATTGACTGGCGAGAACGAAAAGAAAGATCCACAATTAAGTGAGAGAAGAGCTTTAAACTGGTTTAGAAAGAAACTTGTAGATGACCCTTTGGCTACGATAACCGCTGATGGTGTTGATTATAACATCGTTACAACTGGATACCATATCAGTTTAGATAGTGTTACAAGTACCGTAAGTGGTAAAAAACGTTCTTTAGTATCTATGCAAATAGGTGTGCAAAGCGGTATCGGAGTATACTTTGGTAACAGTTTAGAATTATCTTTACGAAGATTCGAAGATGAAGATATAGATGCTAACTACTACCCTATTAAAAAGTTAGGTAGTGGTCATAAGAAAAACAAAGTAGCATCAAGTGGATTTTTATTAACAGGAAATAAGACTGACAATGTAGCAACGGATTCAGCGTATGGATATAACACGGTCGTAGTCTT